CCTTGAGTTTGTAATTTTGATAATAGTCCCATTGTTTATTGCTTTATTATAAATATTTAGTTATTGGAGTTTGGAAGTTCCCATACTAAATGCTGTACCTGCTTTGGTGCTGTCGATTCTAACACTACCTTCTTTTGTTAAGATCTTACCTAAAACATCTTTAACTGCTTTCAATTCTGAAATCATTGGTGCAACATCTAACGTAGCCGTTCTAGTCTCTCCAGAAGTTCTTCTGATGTTTGGTGATACTGCGATTCCATCTCTGGCATCTGTGATTGCTGTTGCTCCAAACTTATCTGTGATGGTGAAAGGTCCTTTTCCCGGTGCTGTAACTCCGTCTTGCACTGCTTGTGCTGACTGTGCTGACTTGCTTCCAGATGATAGTGCACTGACAATTGCGGCAATTCCACCTATGATAGCAACTGCAGCTAGTCCAAACGTTAATGCTGAAGCTACTCCTGCTGCACTTATTGATGCTGTAGCTAAAGTACTAGCCATGATTGCCAAACTTCCAATAGTCTTAGCTAAGGAAATAGCTCCAATTAATCCAACCGTTGTATACAGTAAAGCAGCATTACTTGCTAAAGATGCAAATAATTCTAACACTGGGGTCAATGCATCAGCTACTTTTGTAACTGCTTTTTCAAGTCTCTGTTGAATAGATACCTGTTTTGCAGCCTCGTAGTTCTGTTCTCCGTAGATAGCTTTAAACTGTTCAGCACTTAGATTATTTAATTCCTGCTGGTATAGAGTCTTTCCTAACTGGTCAGCGGTCATACCTACTGCCTTAGCTGTAGCTTCTTGCTGAAGTCTGTTCATTTTGGAATACTCTAATGTTGAAATGTTTTGAGCTTCTAGTTCTTTTGCAAGTCCTGCTAAATCATTATTTAGGGCAAGCTGTCTTGCTTTTTCTAAAGTTAAATCCTTACCTGTTAGTAATTCAGCTTCAAGTTCTGCTGTTATTGAAGATTCAAACTGTAGTAAATTGTCTGCAATTCCACTTACCTCATTTAAAGTTAATCCAAGGTTCTTAGCCTCTGTTACTGCTTTTGCTATCTCAGATGTATTAAATGCAAATCTTGCACCTAGATCCTTGGATACGTTAGCAGTCTCTCGTAAAATGTTACGAGCGTTTAACGCTGTTTTGTTCTGTAAGTTAAAAGCATTAACTCCTTCATAAGCCTGTTCGGCAATAGCCTGTACACTTTGTCCTGCTATGGAAGAATTAGCTGCTAAGTTTATTGCTTCTTCTGAAGATAATCCTAACTGGTCTCTTAGAACAGTTGCACCGACAACGTTTTTAGAGCCTAAAATATTTCCTTGTACTCCTAATTGGTCGGTAACCTGCTGTAATGTCTTTAATAGGTCAACGTTGGTTGCTAAAAACTCTCCTGATGATACTGCTGCAACGTTAAGGTCCACAGTTAAAGCGGTCATTTGAGCTTTAGCATACCCCAATGCTCTCCCTGTTTGAACCAATTGGTTGTTCAGGTCAAACATTTTCTTTACTAAAGTTCCAGCAACTGCAGCACCTAATACTAAAGGATCTGTTAAACCTTTCTTAAGGCTGGTAAATAATTCATCTCCTAATAACCTGAGAGAGTCTAATTTTGAGAAAGTTCCTTGTCCGTTTTGCTTAGCTTCTTGTAACGTCTTTGTAACTTTAGCTAAAGCTTCTTTTGCTGCATTCCCTACGCCTGGTATTCTTCCAAGAAACTCTGCTAGTTTACCAGCTGCTCCTAAACTTTCTTCTAGTTTTTCTTGAATAACTAGTTCTTTTTCTCGAAGTACAAGTTGTTTTCGAAGTTCTTCGGTGTTTGTTTTCGAGTATAGTAGCTGTCTTGCTTGAGTACCTAAAGCTTCAACGTTTGTATTTAATAAAGTTTCTTCTGCAGCAATTTGTGCTTGTAGTCTTGATAGCTTAGATGCACTAATTTTTCTTCCTTGTGCAGCAGATTCTAACATTTTAGCTTCTTTAGCAGCTAGTTTTTCAACATTCTGTAAAGTTTTTTCTGCTACTTTTAGTTTATTCCTCTCTTCTTTTGTTAGGGAAGAAAGAATTGCTTTATTTTGTAAATCAGCTTTAAGGATTAACTCCTTATTTTTGCTGATTTGATTTGTAATCTCTTTAACTGATGATAACCCTGTCTTTTGGTTCAGAATAGCATCTGCTATTTTCTTATTTGTATTTAATAAGTTCTGATCAAAGGTAGTTTGTCTTGTTCTAATACCTAGAACTTCTTTTAATGACTCAACAACACGTACAGAAATATCATAACTCTCCTGCTGTAGGTTTTTTCCTTCTCTTAGAAGTCTATTTTCTTCCTGTAACAGTTTTATTTCTTCCGGAGTCATCGTTTATATGTTATAAATATTTGAGACTCCAAGTTTTACTTATACTCTACTTTCCCGGGATTCATCTTAAAGGCTTCCATTTTATTTACATTTCCTGAGGAATCCATCAAGGATGTACTGTTACCTTTCTTACTTGCAGCTTTTGTTTGTTCGTTTTGTTTATCGTAATATTCTTGAATTCTACTGAAAGTAAATTTCCTCAACCATAACGGCATATTGTAGATTGTATTATAGTCATACCCTCCCTGGCCGTGAAACACTATCTCATGTATCTCGGAAAACAAATTCATCCTTGCCTGACTAACTGTCTCAGGCGTCAGGCCAAAAAAAGGAGATCCCCACCGGTATAGCTACCGGAGCGTTACTTTCTTCTGGATAAAAATTTAAATCTGTGTCTGGTTGAACTTGAGAAATGTAAGTTCTTAAAGCTCTAGAGTCTCTAGCAAGTAATCTAGTGTCTACAAACTCTCTGATAGTCTTAGCTTCTTTATTTCCTTCTACCGATGTAATCATGTACTTTAAACGAGTAGAAAGCTCAGGACTTGCATCTTTACTGATCTTCTTATATCCGTCTAACTCTCTTTTGATTGCTTCTTCGTCCTTATGTGTTAAGATCTTGAAAGTTATGTTTGTACCTGTGCTCGGTAAAGTAAACTTAAACTCGTTTACTCCTGCGGTAATTAGACTTTCATCGAAAGGTTTATTTTCAATCTTGGATAAGTCTACACTGTAGGTCTTTCCGTTGTAGGTAAAGCTGTAATCTGCTCCATAACCTAAAACTCTGGCTGCAACTAAAACTGCATTTTTGTCTCCAACAACTAAATCATCATAATTTACTTTAGAAACAATCAACGATTTTAAAAGTCTATCTAAAACTGTTCCATTCTCAATGTAAGATTGGTTGGTTAAGATATCTTCTTCTTTTGCAGTCATATACTTCATCTCAATTTTACCTGAGGATAAAGGATTTGATTCTGGATAGAGAAGTCCCTTAGAGGGTAATTCTACTATTTCGGTAGGCATGCTGAATTCTGACATATACTTCTTGTTATAACTATTCTTTTATAAATATATATAAATCCGGTATTTTAAAACTTTTAACAATAAAAAAGCCCTCTCTAATGAATAGGAGGGCTCTTTCTTTAAGGTTATTCTTACTTAGAAGTTCAAGATACAATAATCCATTCCGATGGTCAGGTTGATGTTCTGTGCTTCTGCATCAGTATCCCAGTTAAGATCGGCAAACTTGGCAGACTTAATGAATGCTCCTTTAACGATCCATTCTGAAACGATATCACCTACAGGACCTAAGATGTCGATAGTCAAGTCTTTCTTGTAGAAGTCACTGTAACCATCTCTACCTGTTACTGATTCGTGGTGAAGACGTACCCACTCCATTACGGCTTGAGCACCAGAAGGAGTAATGGGATCGTACAAAGTCATTGAAATATCTGACCATGCGTTTCTGCCCTTTACTTTTCTGTATACGTTAATGTGGTTTAACTTGATTTCCTCAGCAGTTACTTCAATTCCGGTTACACCTTTGATGAAGTACGAAGGAATACCATCCACATACATTATAAATCTATTCGCTACTTTGGGTTCAAAGGCGGTGAAGAAGATTTCATTTGGATTTAATACTGCCATGTTATATTATGTTTATCAGTTATAAATATCTATTAAGCTGGGAATGTAGCTCCTGTTGGTGTTAAATTAAAGTCAAGGTAAATGAATTCAGCAGTCTTGGTAGGCTGCAAGTAAATCTGACCTACTAACTGGTTTCTGTC